CTACTCCCGCTGAGAGTTTAGCTGGGCGGCTGCTTCGATCTGACAGAGAAAGATACGGAATTATCAAAGGTGTTACCGACCGTGAATACTACACCAACAGCTTCCATGTTCCGGTCTATTATCATCTCCCGGCTCTTAAAAAGATCGATATCGAAGCACCGTATCATGCTCTTACCAATGCCGGTCATATTTCCTATGTAGAACTGGACGGTGATCCGACCAAAAACCTTGTAGCTTTCGAACGAGTTGTAAGACACATGAAAGAAGCCGGCATCGGTTACGGAAGCATCAATCATCCTGTAGACCGAGATCCTATCTGCGGCTATAACGGAATTATCAATGATACTTGCCCCTGCTGCGGACGGAGCGAAGCCGATGGAGTTCCATTCGAACGCATTCGCCGTATTACTGGATATTTGGTCGGAACTCTTGATAAGTGGAATGATGCTAAGCGTGCGGAGGAGCGAGATCGTGTCAAGCATGAAGTTGATTCAAATTTCGGGGATTGAACCGGAGTCCATTGTCGATGGAGAAGGCATCCGATATGTGATATTTACACAGGGTTGTCCTCATCATTGCCCCGGCTGTCATAATCCTCAAACTCACCCGTTCGGTGGCGGAAAACTCGTGTCGATCGAAGATATACTCGATGATATTTCAAAAAGAAAAAATTGGATAGACGGCATCACCATTTCCGGAGGCGAGCCGTTCTGTCAGATTTACCAGTGTGCTCTGATCGCTGAAAAAGCTCATCAAATGGGACTCAGCGTTTGGTGCTACACTGGTTATCTTTTTGAAGACTTGTACAGGCAAGGCATCGAGCTTCTGAAACATATTGATGTGCTTGTTGACGGCCCGTTCGTACAGGCTGAAAAATCGTTGGATCTTGACTTCAGAGGAAGCCGTAATCAGCGAGTCATTGATATTCCGGAAAGCTTGAAAGAAGGCGTAGCGATCTTGAAACAAACTTAGAAGAAAGGAGTACCTGCATCATGGCGAACACTACTAATCCTCGACGAAATGCCGAAGGATATCCTGACCCGACCGCTTACGAAGCCCTCAAGAATATTGATCGTGAAGAAGACGAAAGATTTCATAGACTGCTGCATACACTGTTTTACTTGTGCGAGTTGGCTGGCTTTGAGATCGAAGGTCGGATTATTCTGATTGATAAACGGAACGGACGGGTTTGGAGATGAGAGAAATGAGTCCGTACATACTTGAAAATTGTGTAAATTTTAGCCCACTTTTGTTTGTCGGATTCGGGCAAAAGCCCACTTTTGAAAAAATTTTTGAGCGTGTACGGACAATTTTCCTGAAAAAAGCCCAGAAAAAGTGGGCAAAAGCCCGGTTTTGAAAACCAAAAGTGGGCAGAAAAATTCGGAGGCATTTTCTGAAAATGGCACTTTTTAGGCGTTTTTTGCCCCAAAATGGCCGATTTGCGCCGATTTGAAATTTTTCTTGTGAAAAAAGCCCACTTTCCCACTTTTATTTCTTATTTAATTGCGATAAAAAGTTTTAATAAATATATAAATAGGGCGAGAAAAATGGGCATTTGGCCAAAGGTCGTAATACATAGCACAAGTAGACGAAAATGTCAAGACTTTTACCGAAAGTTCTTCCTTTTTCTTTTGAGCTGTGCTATACTATAGGAGCCACACAATCTAATATGTTCAAGTCGTTTAGGGAAAACTGCTTTGGTAAAAAGTGTTTTCTCTCTTTACTCATTTCATTTGTCCCTTTGCGGCTTGATTGAGATTGTGTGGCAACAATGAGGGTTGACACTTTTTCGGTGCGTCTCTCGTTGTGGGGGCGCACTTTTTTAATGCCCTCGGAAAGGATGGGATAATGAGATGAGAAAGTTCTTGGCAGCGTGCATGGCGATTGTCATGATATTTATGATTGCAGGTTGTAGTTCAGAGGGACATGAAGGTGAAGCTAAAACTCCGTCAGGTTCCAGTATTCAAAAAGGCAAGGATTATCAAAAAGTAGTTGATGAGTTTGAAAGTAGTGGCTTCACAAACATCAAACTTGAAAAACTTGACGACCTTGTTACTGGTTGGCTTACAAAAGACGGTGAGGTCGAATCTGTTTCCGTGGATGGCGATACTGGATACTCTGCTGATGCTTGGTATTCGGCTGATGTCGAGGTTATAATCACATATCACACATTCCCGGAAAAAGAAACTTCGGAAACAGACAGTGAATCCGTTTCAACCGAAGCGCCCGCTGTTGATATTTTGACAGTAGATAATTCTCCGGAATTGGCAGCAATACTTTCTCTTAAAGCAGATATGGACCAATCGTATGCCGATTTTGCAGAGGCTCATAAGAACCAGGTTATTGAGTTTAATGGCTGCATTACCTATCTTACAAACCACGATAATTACGACACCAGATATGATTTGCTAATCAGTGCTGGAGACTATGTGGATGAAAATACTGCAAACCCTGGTCCAACTTTTAAGTTTAAGGATGTTGGGGTATATGATTTAGGAGACGGACTTACACTTGCTGATTATATCAAAGTCGGCAGCAATGTAAGAATACAGGCTAAAGTGCGGAGCTACAATTCTGATACCGGTCTCTTTGAACTTGATCCAGTAAGTGTAGAAGCTCGATAACAAACAACTTTATATTTGACCGAGATGCTTGAACGGTGTCTCGGTCTTTTTTTATGCCTTTTTCCGCCGCGCGAAAAATACATCCCCTTTTATGAAGAGAGGAGTAAAAAAGCTATTTTTAAGAATAGACATTCTCTTTTCAGTTTTGAAAAACTACATGAAAGGAGGCTCATTTGCCAATGCTCGAAAGTCAATTTCAATCGAAGCTCATTAAGGAGCTTAAGAAACTTTTTCCGGGTTGCATCGTGATGAAAAGCGACTCTGGATATTTACAGGGCATTCCTGATCTGCTTATTCTGTTCAATGACAAATGGGCTGCTCTGGAATGTAAACAACACGCTGGCGCAAAAAAGCAACCGAACCAAGAATATTATGTGGGCAAGATGGACGAGATGTCTTTTTCCAGATTTATTTGCCCCGAGAACAAGGAGGAAGTGCTGCATGATCTTCAACAATCATTCCAATCTTGAAGGGCAACACGCTTTTCTTGGTGCCAGCAAGTATCATTGGATTAACTATGATGAAACAAAAGTAGCCGATGCTTATTCAAAGTTTTTGGCCACACAGCGAGGAACCGTTCTACATGACTTTGCATGTCAATGTATCACTTTGGGGCAAAAACTCCCCAAGTCACAGAAAACATTGAACATGTATGTCAATGACGCAATTAGTTTTCGTATGGTGCCTGAACAGATTCTGTTCTATTCAGAAAATTGCTTTGGCACAGCTGATACGATTGTGTTTCGGAATGGTACGCTTCGTATTCACGATTTGAAGACCGGTGTCGTGCCGGCGCACATGGAGCAGCTTGAAATATACGCTGCTCTTTTTTGTTTGGAATACAAGGTAAAACCATCGGAAATCGAGATGGAACTTCGTCTGTATCAGAACAATGAAATTCTATATCACACGCCTACTGCCGAAGATATTGTTCCAATCATGGATAAGATTATTACCTTCGACAAGGTTATCAGAAAAATCAAAGAACAGGAGGGTTAAACCATGAGTCTCACGGATGATATTTTAATGCATTACGGTATGCCCAGAAGGTCTGGTCGTTATCCTTGGGGTTCGGGTGATAACCCTTATCAACACAGCGGCGATTTTCTCTCTCGTGTGGAAGAACTGAAAAAGTCCAATTTCACTTTTACTGATAAAGATGGAAAAACTTACACAGGAGAAGTAGCTATTGCAAAATCTATGGGTCTGAGTACAACCCAATTTCGTACCCAGATGAGCCTTGCAAAGGATGAACGCCGTTCTGCTGATGTCGCTACGGCTAAGGCTCTTCGTGCTAAGGGTTATAGTTTGAATGAAATCGCTGATAAGATGGGCTTTGCTAACGATTCTTCGGTTCGCTCGCTTTTGAATGAGAGTTCCGAAGCTCGTATGAATCAGGCAAAGCAGACCGCTGAATTTCTGAAAAAACAGATTTCGGAAAAAGGCATGATCGATGTCGGAACCGGAGTCGAAAGAGAGCTTGGTATTTCGAAAGAGAAAATGAACCAGGCTCTTTATATTTTGGAAATGGAAGGCTATCCCATCTATGGCGGCGGTGTCCCTCAGGTAACAAACCCGGGTAAGCAAACAAACATCAAGGTTCTCTGCCCTCCAGGAACAGAGCATAAAGAGATTTATAATTTTGAGAATGTTCATTCTGTCAGAGACTATGTGTCTCATGATGACGGCGAGACTTTCGATAAGTTCGTCTATCCCAAAAGCATGGATTCAAGTCGCTTGAAAATCCGTTATGCAGAAGACGGCGGAATTCAGAAAGACGGTGTCATTGAAATTCGTCGCGGTGTAGATGACTTGTCTCTTGGTGATTCCCATTATGCTCAGGTTCGCATTCTGGTGGATGGTAATAGATATTTGAAAGGAATGGCTGTCTATTCTGATGATCTTCCTGATGGCGTGGATGTAATATTCAATACCAATAAGAAAAAAGGCACCCCAACATCGGATGTTCTGAAGAAGGTCAAGGATGACCCTGATAATCCGTTTGGTTCCCTCATCAAAGCTGGTGGGCAGAGCTATTATATCGATGCTGATGGCAAACGACAGCTCTCCCTTATCAATAAGCGTGCTGAGGAGGGCGATTGGGGTGAATGGGCAGATAAACTCCCCTCCCAGTTTCTTTCTAAGCAGAGTTTGAGTCTTGTCAATAAACAGCTGAACTTGGCGGCATCTGATAAGATGGCTGAATTTGATGAGATCTGCTCACTGACAAATCCGACGGTCAAAAAATCATTACTGAAATCCTTTGCGGATGATTGTGACTCTGCTGCTGTGCACCTTCAGGCAGCTGCTCTTCCTCGTCAGAAATATCAGGTGATCCTACCTATCACTTCGATGAAAGACAATGAAGTGTATGCTCCGAATTATAAGAATGGTGAAACAGTAGCTCTGGTTCGTTATCCACATGGCGGAACTTTTGAGATTCCTATCTTGACAGTGAATAACAAGCAGGCAGAGGCTCGCCAAATCCTTGGCAACACCCCTAAAGATGCCATCGGTATTAACAGTAAGGTTGCAGAACGGCTTTCAGGTGCTGACTTTGATGGTGATACTGTCATGGTCATCCCCTGTAACTCTGGTAAAAGCA